GTCGGGTTGTTGTAGCTGCCGTTTTCCCTCGCCTCGTTGACGCACAGGCTGCCGATGTAGCAGAGCCGGTCGATGATGACCCTCCTTGCGTTGTCGGCCTTCCTGTCAATCCAGGCGTCGAGTTCCGACAAAGGTGTGCTGAGAGTGATAGGCATGTCAGACGATGATCCTGATTCGGTCGAGGCACAGTACCTGGATGTCCTGAACCTTGAACTCGCCAAGGTTCTTCCTGTCCCTGACGAGACGCACGGTGTCGGTGTCTATGCCGCCGGGAATCCGCTCAATCAGCACTTCGTATGCCTCATGGGTGAATGTCCCGCCTACGCTTACGCCTTTGTTGTCGTGCGTGTTCGTCCTGATGAAGCAGCGGACAGGCTCGCTCCATACTGGGTCGGCGACGACGGGCTGGCCGTCCTCGTCGAACTGCCCCTGCCGGGCGCACATCCTGTATCTCAATGTCCCGTTGGTACGCATAGCTTGTCAATAAGTCAAAGACCCGTCCTGGATGACGGTCATACTGTCAGAGAGAAACTCGGAGGCATCCAGTCCGTACTGGCGGCACCAGAACAGGATGTTCCGCTCCACCGCCTCGCGGTCAATGCTCGTGCTGACGCCACCCTCGCTGCGCGATGTCTCGACCCATCCCTTCACGACCAGTATCGCGGCCCTGAGCAGGCTGGGGTTCATAGGCACGTCCGGGCCGTCGGGGTTGATGCCGTTGTCCCAGAGCACGTCTATGAGCACGTCGGTGTCCACGTAGCAGGTGTTGCACAGCAGCTTGCACTTCGCCCTGAGTGCCTCCAAGTTCGTTCGTTCCATCAGAGTTGGGTTTTGAGGGTGTAAATATCCTGTCCTTCCGTAATGATGGGCAAAGAGAGGGATTCGGCCTTGGTGAACTCACCGTGGTTGTCGCCCTTGGTCTCGCCGACGGCCCACTGGCTGATGCGGATGCGGCCGTAGTTGCTGTAGGCAACGTCGCTTTCCTGTTTCAGCTCGTTGTCGCTGTAGGCGTTCTTGACCGTGCCGAGCTTGCCTTCGGGAATACCTACCAGGTTCTTCTCGTTCCAGGGCGTGTAGCTGAGGAACTGGCGGCCCTTCTGCACACGCAGGCGGCGGCGCACCTTCTCGAAGACGGGATAATCGTTGCTCAGCATGTACTCATTGATGTCCTTCAAGGTGACAATCTTCGAGGACTTGTCCGTGCCCCATATCATCTGCTTCATCTTCTTCGTGCGGCACATGTAGCTGATGCGGCTGGGCGCGCACAGAATCTTCGAGAGGCTTGTCTTGTCCTCGGCGGCGTTAATCAGCTCGAACACGTCCTCCATCGGGTCGACGGTGTCGATGTCCTCTTCCGTCCACTGCGTCTTGGCGGTGGCGAGGTTGGCCTGCGGGAAGTTCATGCTGATGCCTCCACGGATGGGGCCCTCGGGGTTGTTGTTCTCGTCGAAGGTGAACACGCCGTGGTTGGACAGCAGCCCAAGGAAAATCATGTCGATCTTGCCCTCCACGGAGTTGACCACCGTCTGGACGTTGCCCCACATGATGTCGACCAGCTGCTTCGTCTTCTGCTTGTCGCTGATGCTCTTTGAGTCGAGAATCTGCAGAATCTTGCGGTAGTCCTTCATCGAGAGCGGCAGAGTCAGGGCGTGGTTCATCACGCTCTTCTTGATGGTCTCGATGCCTTCCGTCTGCAGGATAGGCTCCTTGGAGTCGGTGCCGATGGTGGGAGCGACAACGGTGATGTTGTACTTGCCCACCAGCTCCTCAAAGTCAAGCCCTATAGTAGGGGTGTCCCATTCGAGCCAGCGAGTGTACAGCACCTGGTCAAACAGACGCTTCTGAAGCTCAGAAGCCTTGTCAATGCGAATCTGCACATTCTTAGTGAGTTCGCCAAAAAGTGAACTGAGGTCTGCCATAGTTACTGCTCAATGACTTTGATGTTAGGATTTGATTTCAGCACATAGCCATTCTCGACAAGCCATCCGGCGGGGAAGGCGGGGAGAATGTCTTTCAAGAGAACTGCGTCATACGCAGGGGAGAGAGCGGGGTAACGCTCCTTGACGAACTCCTCATCCTCGGCGAGGACGGAGTTTGCCACATACTTCGGGGCGGCCTTCTGCAGAATGACATAGTCATCGGCGGCGAGGGTCTTCTCCCCGAGATACGGAGTGACTGAGGCGAGGGCAATCTGCCCCTCACTTGGCTCAGATGCGACAATCTTCAGAGCACCCTCAGTGGTGCTCTCAGCGTCGATGTAGCCGTAGTCGATGGCCTCCTGGATGAAGTGACCCTCGGCCAGCGTCGAGATGGCTGCATTGAGCGTCAGAACGTCGTAGTCGGGGTTGCTGGTGTCGATGGACTTGATGGTCGTCGTCTTGGCATCGTTGGAGAGATCCATCACCGTGTCGCCAACCTGGAAGTACCCGTCCTTCGCAACTCTCGGCTTGGTAGTGGTACCGCCAGCGAGAACCCTGGCCACCTTGACGACAGCACAGGTCAGTCCGGCAAGAACCGCCACCCAGGCACCCTTGTAGATTTTGGTTCCTACAGGGAATTCCTGCACGGGCTTGAAACCTGCTGGCAGGATGCGTCGCTCCTGGCGCCAGAAGGGATTCGGATGCTTCGTGTAGGAAGTTGAAGCGAATTCAATCATCGTTCTTAATCGGTTTTGTTGTCAGGCAATGTTTTGGCCCACGCATCGGCATCATCCTCCATTGCCTTTTGAGAGGATGATAAGATGTCGGCCTTATCGGCTGGCATCAGTTTGTTGGTGACCAGATCCTGCTTGTACTCCTTCAACTCCTTCTCGATGTCAGCGTCATCGGCTATGCTGAAACGCTTCATCAGGAAATCGGGGATTCCAAGCTCTTTCGCTTTCAGAGTGATGGCGGCTGTGCGCTCGCCCCTGGCCTTCTCGGACTTCAGCGCGGCATTCTCATCCTGCAGGTCCTTGATGGCCTTGTCGTTCTGCTTCTTGTAGTCGCGGAACCACTTGGGCATCTTCTTGCCGTCCTCATCATCGTCACCGTCTCCGTCGCCATCACCATCCCCATCCGTATTCGGCTTGGTCTTGGGCTTGGGAGCCTGCTTGCGCGTCTTCCTCGTGATTTCCCCCTGCATCATCTTGGCATAGGGGACAAGAGAATCCGCCGCACTGTTGATGTCCTCGTCTGAGGACTCGTCGCTGAGACCCTCGGAAGCGGACTCGGCCAGCTCCTCGATTGCCTTGTCTGTCAATCCAAAGTCTTTGCATTTGTCTTGCAGAACACTGAGTAACTTTTTGTTCATA